TAAAGGGTACAGAGAACGCTATGGCGTTGAGGGGCCGCAGTTTATCTGGAGTGGTATTAGACGAGGCCGCATTTATGGATGCGGAGGTATGGTTTGAGGTTATACGCCCTGCTTTAGCGGATAAAGAGGGCTGGGCATTATTTATTTCGACACCAGATGGGACAGCTAGTTGGTTTTACGACTTGTGGTGTTATGTACCAGAGGACGAGACTGGAGATTGGCAACGATGGTGTTATACGACGATTGAGGGGGGCAACGTTAGTAAGCATGAGGTCGAAGCAGCGCGTGCCCAACTAGACAATCGAACATTTCGACAAGAATTCGAGGCCAGCTTTGAAAATCTGACTGGTTTAGTGGCGGTCAGTTTTTCAGACGACAATATTTCAACAGAAGCCCGCGACATCTCAATTCAACCATTGCTATTGGGCGTTGACTTTAACGTTGATCCAATGAGTGGTATTTGCGCGGTAAAAAACGGCGAGACGCTTTATGTTTTCGATGAGATCATGTTGACAGGTGGAGCGACCACATGGGATTTTGCGGAGGAGGTCACTAGACGTTATGGAATAGACCGTAGAGTCATTGCATGTCCTGACCCTACAGGTGGAGCGCGAAAGACAAGTGGAGTTGGAGTAACGGACCATGCAATTTTACGTCGTAGTGGATTTACAGTTCAGAGTCCAAGAGCACCATGGAAAATACGGGACAAGATTACGGCAGTAAACACAGGATTAATGGATGCTGCTGGAACGCGACGAGTAAAGATCCATCCAAAATGCAAAGAATTAATCAAATCGCTTCGAACGTTAACGTATGGATCTGGGACAGGGCTACCGAATAAAAATTTAGGAGTGGACCATGCGTTTGATGCATTTGGGTACTTGGTGCTACAGCAATTTAACCTTGCGAAACCAGAGACATTGGGTACGACTTCTTATCGGATCTACTAAGGTATGAAGGTAACCCTTTATAACGGTTGCACAGGTCTCTTGCAGCGGATCAGGAGTGAGGAGCGTCAGGCGCGAGAGCCGGTTCTAGTCCGCAACCATTGGAGCGGTTAGAATAAGGGCAAGTTATTTGTCTTTGTCATGCCCAAAGGCCCTGGAACGTACGGTACTCAGAAAGGCCGTCCACCCAAGAAGAAGAAGGGAGTGAAGAAGGGCAGTAAAAAAATGCGTTGTAGCTGTGGCCAGTGAAAACGTTCCAGTCAACAAGGCTCTTTACAGCCGTGTAAAAGCGGAAGCCAAGCGCAAGTTTGACGTGTATCCAAGTGCGTATGCGAATGCGTGGTTGGTGCGCGAATATAAGAAGCGTGGCGGTACCTATCGGAAAGCAACCAGTGGCGGAACGAAAAAAGGCACAAAAACCCGCAAAACCAAAAAAGCCAAATAAGTCACGAGGCGGACTTGGCCGGTGGTTTGACGAGAAATGGGTCGATGTAAAAACTGGAAAGCCTTGCGGGCGTTCTAAAGGGGAGGATCGTGCTTATCCAGCATGTCGTCCATCTAAGAGGGTTTCAGGCAAGACACCAAAAACAACTGGTGAGATGAGTGCGACTGAGAAAGCACGTTTCAAGAAAGAAAAGACGAGTTCAAAGAGGATTTCGTACCAACACAAGCGGCGTAAGGCCAAAAAGAAAAAGACTTAAGATGGCTTGAGGCGTGTAGGCGGTTAGAATCAGCGGTATAGACCCTTCTTATGTCTACCCATGGCCATCCTTCGCGGAGAGCAGGGTGCTGTTCAATTTGATGCAGCTGGTTCTTCCAACGCAACTATTGTTGGAACTCGCAGCTGGACGTTGAGCATCACCAAGGATACGCTGGACGTTACCGATCACGGTGATACGTTTCGTGCGTTTGTCGGAAGCATGATCAGTGGCTCTGGCACAGTTGAGTTGGTGTACAACCCTGACGCAACAGGTCAAGCAGCGTTTATAGAAGACGTTGTAAACGCTAACGACACCGCAGACGCCACTTTTGAATTGTTTACCACTGGCACTACTTCTGGTACAGACAGCGTAAGTTTTGCTGGAATTATTACCAGCATGGACATTGCGTCTACTGTTGGTGATTTAGTTGTTGCCACGTGTAATTTCATTACCAGCGGCACCATCACTTCTAACCTTGAGTAAGGCTCAGCCTGATGGCAAAAATCGAACGTGGTGGCCATACATTTGATGGCTACAATAAACCGATTCGAAATCCTGGACATTCCAGTGGTAAATCTCATGCTGTTGTCATCAAAGAAAACGGCAAGGATCGGTTAATTCGATTTGGTCAACAGGGTGCAAACACTGCTGGCAAACCAAAAGCTGGCGAAAGTCAAGCAATGAAGGATAAGCGTGCTGCTTTTAAGAAGCGACATGCTAAAAACATTGCTAAAGGCAAAACCAGTGCCGCATATTGGGCCAACAAAGTAAAATGGTGACATGACTTACTCCATTCCAGGGCTCGTCAGGACAAGTTTGGTTAGCAGCTCCTACATGGGGAGTGTTGACAGTCCATTCGTTCGTACGCGAGCAGTAATCGACCAGATGAAGGGCTGGGAGATTATGAAAGCTGTTGTATCTGGAACGGAATATTTACGCGAAAATAGCGAGACATTTTTACCGTTAGAGCCTCGTGAGGACTACACAGCTTACCTGGCGCGTGTAAACCGAGCAGTATTTACGCCTTACACACAGCGTTTAATACGAGCAGCGGCGGGACTTATTCTTCGGAAACCGATCAGTATTACAGGTGATCCGTATTGGACAGAAATTTTCAACAAAGATGTTGATGGTTGCGGCTCTGATTTAGATGAGTATGCACGTCGATTGGTCACTTGTGCATTGACCTATGGGCATTCACATGTTCTTGTTGATTTTCCCGCTCCATCAGATGCAAGAAGTTTGGCAGAAGAGCGTGCTCTTAATCGCAGACCATATTGGATTGAAGTAGATCCAACCAATATTTACGGATGGCGTTTGGATCGGGAAACAAATTATGGCAATCTTACTCAAGTTCGGATTGGTGAAAAAGCAGTTGTAGCTGATGGAGAGTTTGGGGAAAAAGTTTATGACCAAGTCCGTGTTATTGAGTCAGGTCGTTATCGCGTCTTTAGACAGGAACAGAAAAAACAAGAAATGCAAGGGCCATTTCCATACCCCGCTTCATTCGATCAAGCCGACGCTACAACGGAGTACGACCTGGTTGAATCAGGCGATTTTTCACTTGGGCAAATTCCGTTGGTAACGATTTATGCCGATAAAAAAGATACAATGACCAGCCGTCCACCACTGTTGGACATAGCGCATTTAAATCTGGCTCATTTTCAACGTCAAGCTGATCTGATTCACAGTTTGCATATTGCCAGCCAACCAATGTTGGTATTGGAGGGCTGGGACGATCAAACAAAAGACATGGCTATCAGCGTTAATTATGCGATGGCGACTCAACCGGGTAACAAGGTCTATTACGTGGAGCCTGCATCAAGTGCGTTTGAAGCGCAGACGTCAGAAATCCAAGAATTACAACAGCAAATGGCGACGTTAGGCATCAGTACGCTGAGCCAGCAAAAGTTTGTTGCTGAATCTGCAGATGCTCGCAGGCTGGATCGGATTGATACGAACTCAATGTTGTCAATGGTATCAATGGATCTTGAGTCAGGCTTACAGAAGTCTTACAACCTTGCTGCCAATTATTTAGGCATCGAGCCACCTGAGGTCAAGATTAGTCGTGATTTTGACTTGCAGCGTTTGATTGGGCAAGACATTACAGCAATGGGCCAGCTATTCCAGGATCAAATTATTGATCGTGAAGAGTTCCGCGACATGTTGGTACAAGGCGAAATTTTGCCTATGGCAGCAGAAGCAGAATCAAGCGGTACAGTAGAAGAGTAATAGCTTTTGTTCCCATGGGAATGCGTTTCGAGGAGATCAATCCGCCTAAGAAAGATGAGTGCCCAATGCCCGAGCCTAAAAAAACAACCAAGCAAGCAAAAAGTAGTAAAGTAGAAAAGTCAACTAATTCTTAGTAATGGAAGAGCAAGTCATCCAGGAAACGCCCGTGGCGTCTTCTGAACAGCCCGTGGCTGCGACTGAAACTCCTGCTGTCGATGTTTCTGCATATCAACAGCAAATTCAAGCCGAAAAAGCTCGTGCTGAGGAAGCCGAAGCTAAATTTCAACGCATTAAAGAGAAGATGAACTCTCTTGATGAAAAGATGCGTTCAGAACGGCAACAAAAACTCGAAGATCAAGGCCAATGGAAAGATCTTTGGGAAGAAGCCAACAAAACCGCTCAGACCAAGGATCAGCAGATAGCAGATTTGGAGCGTCAGTTAGTTGATCTTCGGACTTCTAACGAAGCTGCTGCGATGAAAACGTCTGCAATGTCAGCCATTAATCAAGCTGGCGTAATCAATTCTGATCAGATGCTGCAGCTTGTTCAAAGCAATTTGAAAAAGTCTGATGATGGCAGCGTCAAAGTATTGAATGGCGGCGTTGAGGAAGACCTTAACGTTTATCTAGCCAAGCTAAAGAACCCTGGTTCTGGTTTTGAGCATCATTTCAAGCCTAGTAGTCAGGCTGGGATGGGTGCAAAACCAATTACCGGGATTTCTGGTGCTGGAGGCGTCGCTAATCCTTGGTTAGAAGGTAGTATAAACCTAACAAAGCAAATGGCTTTGAAAATTACCGACCCTCAGCTTGCAGCCGTGCTGGAGCGAGAGGCAGGTAAATAGTCCCCGTGGGACACCACCTCAAGTCCGTGACTTGAACACCCGCACACTTTATCCCTGAATAAGAAATGGCCGCACCATTTCAGAATTATTCCGGCGGTGTCCTTCTGGCGGACATCGTAAAAAGGAATAATCTCAGCACCTATGTGTCTGAGGCAATCAAAGAGCGCAGTCTTTTCATTAAGTCTGG